GTAATAAATTTGTCAAGAAAAATTACTGTCTGAGTTGTAATAGGTTTGTTCTTTGGGTAAGGTATTTGATAAAATCTAAGATCTAGTGTTTCTTTTAGAAACCTAAATCCAGTTTCTGTTAGGCGTAGTCCGCCTTCCTCTTTGTGCCTTGTGTTCTGCCACCATAACGGCATATGCTCTTTTAACGTAGCATCTGTGATGCTTATGTTCGCTTGTTTGAGGAATATTTTGGTATATGTTTCTTTCAAGTTCATTAGACTTCATTCACTTCTTCTCCCGACGTAAGTTTTATAACCTTGAAGTCTTTGCAATCAAACATGTCATTTAGCTTCTCAGCTAGGTTATAAGCATGTCCGGGATTGGAGAATGAAACCTTCTTGTATTTAGGACCAGGATAATTTGTTAATGAATTTGAACTTTTTAAATTGAAAGGCTTGCTTTTATAGAAAACGGCCCATATAGCTTCTGCATCTAAAACCTGCTCTGCTCTATATGTCTTTTTGTCTATAAACTCTAACAATACATTTGGCTTTGGTCTACTCATATACGTTCCTTATTATATACGTATATATTTATCTCTTAAAAGCCTCTACCACCGTCCATTTGTATTTCTATTGTTTGTTCTTCTTGGGGATTTTTTTGTATTAGCTTTTCTAAATCGCCATTTAACCTAGCTAAAACAATTCCTAAAGTAAATGCTAATGTTTTAGCTTGATTAATATCTAATCTTACTTCGTTTGATCTACTTTGGTCTGCACCTTTGACTTGTTTTATAAACTGTTCTAATGGTGCAGTATTAATTGGATCTTTTTCCATTAGCTCTTCCTAGTGCTTCTCTCATTTCAATTTTTGTTTTGAAAGGTCCTTTATAATCATATGTTTCTAAAGTTATAAGTTTAGGGCAAAAACTTTTTACCCATCCTTTATCAAACTTTATTATATAAAATCCTGCACAATATAGACTTTTTGATTTGTAACTTTTTGTAAATAAAGGTAATTTATTTTTTACATCATACAAAGGATTATAAGGAACTGTAGTTGTAGGATATCCATGACATTCTTTAGTGTCAATAACAGTTATTTGCAGTTTATTCCACTTTATTGGTTCTCCTACTGCAACACTTACATCTCCTTCGTTATCAAAAAATCTTGTACCTTGCGAATCACTTAAAAGATATTTTTCATCTGATAAAGTCAATGTTGCAACTTTCTCTCCATTGTTCTCTAAGATCCAAAACTTGCCATCAACTATTTCTTTTGCGGTTATACTCATTATGTTTCTAACTCCTCCTCCTGGTTTTTACTTGTGTTTTTTATTTTATCCACAACACCCTTGTCTACACAGGATATCATGTATGGTCTGTAGTCTTTTCCAAACTCTGTATAGAGTTTGAATAAAATCGTATTGCTATTTGCCATTGCATAGCTTTTGCATTCTGGTACTGTATTAAAAGTTGGAGTAGTAAACACATATGCCATAGGTGGTTGATAACCTTCTGGCTGGCTATTTATAAGTGCCATTAGTGCTACAATGTAAATTTTCATTTATATTTTCCGTTCAAAGGTTCTGCATATAATTGGGCTTGTTCACTTACACGTTGCAAGTCCCATTTCGCACAAAACTTCATTAGTTTCATGCCTACTTGTGTTACTGCCTTAGGATTTTCTATAGCCTCTTCTATTACATCTTGCATAATATGTCTAATGTTATCAGGCTGTGCAGTGAGATCACATAGTGTAACATTTCTATTGTAGTCGTCTAATACTCTATGTTCTTTGCCTTCATGATCTACCCAACGTTGCAACATCATATTATTCCAGTTGAATCCTTTTGTATTCTTGTCTTCAAATGCCTCAATCAAACCTACTTTGTTTCTTGTGCCTTTCTTTCTTACGCCTGGATATGCACTAAAGACGTTGTCACTAGTGTCACCTCTCATACATTTCTCAAATAGTAACCACTCAGGATTAGGTGCAGGCTTATCTTGTCCTGTCTTTTTATCTTGTATGCTCCTACCTTTTTCGTCAAAGTATCCTTCGTGTGTTATCGTTGTGTTACTAACACCGTTGTATTGCTTTACATTAGGTGCTATAAGTTGTGCAAAGTCACCGTCTGTAGAAATAATTACATGATTATCATTAGGGTGTGCTTGTATCCAACCTGCAATCAAATCATCTGCTTCTAAAACAGAATTCTGCAGTACAGTACAGTTAGTCTTCTCAGTAACAAAATTCTTAAATAAGTCAAATGTTTCCCAAAATATTTTGTTTTCTTCTTGTTCTGCTTCTGTAAGTGCATCTCTGGCATCTGCTCTGTTACGTTTATAAGGCTCGTAAAAATCCTTACGCCAGCTTCTGCCTTCTAAACAAAATACAACATGATCACCGTCAAAGTCATTCCATGCTTTTTTAACACCACTAAGAGAGATATGCAATGCCATGCCAATCTTTGTATCAAGATCGCCTCGCACTACATGTCTTGCACGGAAAAAAGTATTAGCAGTATCAACTAGTATATATGTGGCCATTTAGTTCTTCTCTTACATATCGTTGTAATTCATGATCTCCTACGTCATCGGGTATTTCGTTCTTGTAAAAAAGTCTATAACTATCAGAACCATATTTCCCAATTCCATATAACATTGTAGCATCATTTCCGTCCCATGTCAAGTAATCTTGGGTCATTTTTCTTATTGAATTTTCACGACGATTGTAAAAGCCTAAACTTCTAATTACTTCTATTACATCTTCCTTTTTACTTTTTAAAAAGGATTCTGCTGTCGGCCATTTCTTAAAAAACTCCGGAAGAACACGTTTCACTTGAACTCTTCCGGTTTGATTTAAACATATTACACCAACGAAATGTTGCCATAAATTAGCAACCTGTTGTTGCACCATTAGATCTTCTCTCATCTATTTCCTCGTTTGTATATAGGTTTTTGTCCTATTACATTCGGTACATCTAATGTAGGTGTAATTTCTACTTCAGCACATGATAGATATTCTATTTGAATATCTCCATATTTTTCTTTTCCATATTCTAATAAACCATTCAATAAATTTGCCGTATTGTTATTATAGAAATGAATACATTCGTCATACGATTCAAATTGTAATTGATAACTGTATAAATTCTCAGTTCTTTCTTCATCTCCTATGTAACTTAATGTTGCAAGGAAGATAATTGCAAAAAATTTCATTTAGCTTACCTCTGATTTGTCTTTGTCTATGGGTTTGATATTGATATAACCCACGTCTCTTTGTGTGTCTAATCCATCTTCTTCTAGTATTTGCATTGCAATAGTTTTAAACCAACCATTGACAATTTCCTCATTTGTTTCTCCTGAATACCCTGCATCTAATAGTTGTTCAATAAACTCGTTATTCCAATCTAGCTCAAAGAATCCGTTTTTAATGTTATCAGGATTGACTTGTGTATCTAAAACTGCTACCCAAGGCTTGCCTTGTTGTGTAGCTTCATCCTTTTCCTTTTGCAGAATTGATCTACGTTGTTCTTCAGATGTTGTTTCTGGTATTGGCTTTGTTATTTTAGGAGTCACTCCTAACATAGTTTTTAGTTTATTCCAGTTCATATTCATTCCTTTCATTACCAACCTGCCTCTCTGATTTTTTGTGATGGATCTGTTGTATCACGTTCCCCAGGCATTTCCGAAGAGACTGATGTGTAGCCTTGGCGTGAACCGCCATCCTTTTTCCATGCAAACTTCCGCCACCTCTTTGACATTAAGATTGTATTCTTCGCTACGACCACCCATTGGCATAAGGTAGACAGGACAGTCAATACCAGCGGCTTGATATTCTTCGACAGCTCTACCAGCCTCTTCGATATCTTGTCTAGTACCAACCACAAACTTAAGATACATATTACTGCCGTCCACGTCAGCATAATCCCTAGCCACTTCAGGCTTGATAGCAGTATCCCAAGGTTCTCCACTAACTGAAAGTTTTGGGGAACAAGACCAAGTGACTTCAAATCTGTCTTGATTCTGTAGATAATCCTTGAAATCTCCATGGAGCATTTGTGTAGTATTTGTTTCAAATGTAACATTTTTCAAATCTCCCATTTTAGGATGTTCAAATAAATCAATGTAAAGCCTTTGCCATCCTAACAAAGGTTCACCTCCTGTTAATATGAAATGTATATC